TACATACCATTTGCGATTGCGTATTCAAACAAAGTTTCGTTTTTAGAATCACGCCCGCCTATGCAAGATATTGCAGAATTGAATTTATTGCATTATCAAAAGAGTTCAGACTTTGATAATCAACTTAGAATATCTTCTGTACCTTTACTTTGTCTTTTTGGTTTTCCGCAGGCGTCAGAAGAAGTAAGCGCTGGGCCGGGCGAAGCAATCGCGTTTCCAGAAGGTGCAAGGGCGGAATTTGTAGAGATCAAAGGGCAATCTTTTCAGTATCAACGCGACAGAATAAAAAATATAGAAGATCAAATAAATACTTTGGCACTTGCCGCAATCCTCGGACAAAAACTTGTCGCAGAAACAGCCGCATCGCAAGAGATACAAAGAAGTCAAGGCGATTCGACTTTGATGATTGTTGCGCAACAGCTTCAGGACATGATCGACAACTGTTTGGTATTTCACGCTAATTATTTAAATATTGCTGAAATCGGAAATGCTTTTGTAAATCGTGATTTCTTGGGTCAGAGATTAGCACCGCAAGAGATTCAGGCGATGCAAGGATTATGGTCTTCTGGCGCCATATCTCAAGAAACATTATTGAAGCAATTGGCAGAAGGCGAAATCCTCGGCGATGATTTTGATGTTGAAGAAGAAATCGAATCAACACAAAAAGGAGACATGATCGAAACAGATGAACCGATGCCCGGAGCCGAAGAAGATGAACCAGTTGAAGACCCAGAAGATGAGGATTAATGACACAAACGCCGATTCGGGTTCCGTCTGATGTCTCCAAACTTGGGGCATCTATTCCATATCCTGATTTAATACCCGAAGAATATTTTCGTAATAGCTTAGATTTAAATAGATTTTCAAATAAAGTTTCGCGTGAAATCGTTGAATCATACAATCGAATCATATTGCGGGCGGTTGATAAATTAGAAGCAATAGAACGCCTTCCAAAGGCTAATCAGCCTAAATATACAGCGGCACGTTTGCGGGCTTTGTTATTACAGACAAAAGCAAGCCTTAGAAAATGGGATGTGAAATCAACGCGGGATATGGAACTTGTTTCCGATGCTGTTGCGCAGTTACAGGGAGAATTTGCAACTGTTCAAATGGAAAAGGCATTGCCCGCAGGCATCAGGTCATCAATCAGAACTGTTGAGGTCACGCCCGCATTTGCAAAAGCTGTTGTGACAACTTCCGCATCTGAATTTAATTTAAATGTTTTATCTGATTCATTAAGCACTATCGCGGCGGGTTCTGGTGCAAAGTTTTCTTTAACAGCAAAAGAAGGGGCATTGATAAGGTTGCCGAATGGTCAATCAATAAAAAAATCTTTTCGCGGAATTACAGATCAAAGCGCAGAAAGACTTGGAAGATCAATTCGCGATGGATTATTAGCGGGCGATACAACTGCACAAATGCGAAGGCGTCTTATCGGCAAGTTGAGATTTAATACTTTGGCAAAGACAGCCAAACAGCAACAATTGGCAATGCGTGGCGCGTCAATGATGCTCGCAAACCCGCAGATTCAAACAATCGTTAGAACATCAATAAATCAAGTTAGCAATGTCGCGGCGCAACAAGTTTACAAAGCAAACCCAGATGCAACAAAAAAATATCGTTATCTTGCAACCTTGGACAGTAGAACCAGTTCACGTTGTCGTTCATTAGATCAACAGGTATTTGAATATGGAAAAGGGCCGGAGCCGCCACAGCATTTCAATTGTCGGTCAAGAACAGTTGCAGAAATAGATTATGACAATCTGAGCCGTGTTTTTGGTCGTAAGATCGAAGCGCCCAGACGTAGAGGTTTCAGGCCATCAGAAAGCGGCCTAGTACCCGCAGGGCAATCATACGGAACTTGGCTATCGGGTCAATCGCAAACAATAAAGGCAAAAGCACTTGGAGCAAAAAAAGTTCGATTTTTTGATAAATTATCAAAAAAATATGGCGGCGATCAGGCGATTAGAAAATTTGTTGCGGTTGATGGTTCAGAAAAAACTTTGGCGCAGTTGCAGGCCGCTTATGGAAGAAACGCAGAAAAAATCAAAATTGTTCCTGATGTTGTTCGGGAAAGAAAAGGCGCCGAACTTTCTTGGCAAAGATATTCAGACGGGTCGCTTGCAGAAAACGCGGAACCGTCAAACCTTACAAGATGGACGCCAGAACGTCAGGAATTACATCGACAAATTATTGAAGATGTTATTGCGGAGAATAACCCGAAGGCGCAAAAGAACCCGATCTTCTTTATGACAGGCGGCGGGTCGGCTTCTGGAAAATCAATCATGCTGAAAAAATCGCCATTGCCAAAAGGAACTGTTGTCATTGATGCTGATGAAATCAAAAAGCGGTTGCCTGAATTTAATTCGATGAAGGCCAAGGGTGGAAAGATCGCAGAAAACGCCGCAAACTATGTACATGAAGAGTCAAGTTGGATTTCTAAATTAATTCAAAGAGAATCGGCACAGCGAAGGTATCACACGATGTTGGATGGAACAGGCGATGGAAGTGTTGCCAGTTTGACCAAAAAAATTAAAACCATGACAGATCGCGGCATGACAGTTCGCGCTAAATATGCGACAGCCGAAATTGCAACAGCGCTTGAAAGAAACTATCAAAGATATATAAAAACAGGCCGAAGGGTTCTTCCAGAATATGTCCGCAATGTTCATAGAAAAGTATCTGAAATTGTTCCTGAAGCAATCAAAAACGGCATCTTTGATGACTTTGAACTTTACGATATGAACAAGGCAGGCGAAGCAATACTGGTTGCGACTTTTACAAAGAAAGATGGATTAAAGATATTAGACAATAATCTTTACGGCAATTTCTTGGCAAAAGCATTTCAGCCTGACAGCCTGTTTGAAAAATGGATGGATAAATAATTTGACAAGTAAATCTATTATGATATAATTAAAATGTTCACAAACAAATCAAACCAACATGAGAGATTCATTTTCTTTTCTTTCTAAACTTCTGGCTTTGACTTCTAGTTCAAACAAGAATGAAAAAGTCGCGGCTCAACAAAAGTTAGAGCAACTTCTTAAAAAGTACGGAATCACTTTGAACCAACTTGAGGAAAGAGTCAAAGAAGGTATCGAAGACCCAAGCCTGAAAGAAGCTATCAATTGGACTTGGAAAGACGCAAACGGATTTGAACATTTCACAAGAGTCAAACCACATGAACAGATTATTGTTTCAGCTTGCGTAAACTTTTTCAATGGTCGTTTAGTTATCGGCAATTCTTACAAAGGCAAATGCTTCGACATCTTCGCGACCAAAGGGAACAAAGTTCAAATTGATCTTTATGCTGAATATCTTATCGAAGCGTGTGAACGCGCTTTGAAAGATGAACGCAAAGGAGTTCGCGGCGGATTCGATGCTTCATTCAATTCAAGTTTCAGAAAAGCGTGGGCGTGGAAAGTTCAATCTCGTCTTAGTGAAATTAAAAGGCAAGAAGAAAAAGAAGGACGCCGTGAAATGAAGCAAGGCAAAAGAATAAATCTTAGTGCGATTAGAGTTCGCGGAAAGAATGAGATTGAAGATTCAAAAGCGCTTGCCTTACGCGATCAAAAATATCCTAAGTTAGGAACAGGTCGCGGATTCACTTCAGGCGGTTCAGGGTCACGCGCAGGCAGTAACGCAGGCGCAAGGGCAGGGCTAGGCCGACAGGTTGCAAGTACAAGACAAAGAAGGCTCGCAGGCTCTTGATTATATAGCCCCCAGAAATGGGGGTTTTTTATTAGGGTTGACAAGTTTATTTAATTCTATTATAATTAATTTGTACGAAACAAATCAAACCAATGGAAAATTTAAAAACTGTCAATCTTTTCGATGCTGTTCCTTACATAGCACAAACACGTTTTGAGAATGAATATCAAACTTATGATGAAGTTGATTTCAAAGACATTGCAAAAGGTATCAAAGACGTTTGTAAGATGACCGCTAGGACATTGCCTGAAAGGTACTGGAAAGATCATTACTACAAAACAGTTAAAACAATGTTATGTAATGCAATCGAATTAGTTCTTGATGACCCTTGGACTTACAACGAAACTTGTCGAGTTAATGCTGACGAGTTAAACAAAGATCACAACATAGAAGTTCATTTGACTTGACAAAATCAAATCTATTCTATTATAATTAAATCGTTCACAAACCAAACAAACCAATGGAAAACGGAGACGTAACTTTAGGATTCAATCCACAAATCGGAGACAAGGCACACGTTCTTTATTACTCTGACATTCATCCTTGCACAGTTATCAAAAGAACAAAAAAATTCGTTACTGTTCAAACTGATAGCTACAAACTAAACAAGGAAATCAAGCCAAACATTATCCCCGGTGGATTCGCAGGCCATTGCACAAATCAACGCGAGCTTCAATACGACATCACAAGAAACGAAAAAGGCGGGATTATGAAGTTCGGCTTGAGACAGGACGGCAGATGGTGTCAATGCGGACAGCATGACCGAAACCCAACAACACTAGGCAAAGGATGGCGGGCTTTCTATGACTATAATTTCTAGGGGGTTGACACCTCCTTTTAATTATATTATAATTAAATTGTTCAAAACCAATTAAACAAATGACACAGACAATCACAAAGCCAGAAACATTTGAAGTCGGACAAATCGCTTATTGCAATGGCGGTTGCACAATGCAACTTCCAACTTTTTACAAGATTGTAAAGAGAACAGATAAAACTGTTTGGTTACAGGAAATTGAAAATCAAATGGTTGAACATGACGGCTACGGCCAAGCGGGTCGCAAGATCCCTGTTGATATTCCAAAAGGTGCTGTTTTTAACAAGCGTGTTAAAAAATGGGCTGACAATCAAGAATATGCGTTTATTAAATATTGGGGCATAATCGAACCTTGGGATGGAACAGCTAAAATTTACGACAGCTACGATTAAGTAGCTGTTTTCTTGGGCGTTACAGTTACAGCTTCGATTTGATCAACCGAATGAACTGTATTTAATTTGTAAGTCTGGCGGCGTAGTCGGAACACGTTTCAAAGTCAGAGTAGGCGAAATAGTCTGGCAAATATGTATGTAAGACCCTCAACAACCCCGAAAGGGGTTTTTTATTATCAAAATTCAGGTGTAAATTGAATTACTGTATTTTTGATTCCTTTTTCTTTTGCAATCTTTCTTGTTCTTTTTACTGAAGCAACGATCTCTTGTCTAAACTTTTTCGCTTCGCCTGTTTCGTTTTCTTTTACTATCTTCCCGCCAACAACTTCATTCATTATTGTTTGCATCTTTTTAGCGGTTAACAATGCTTTTTACCTCATTCAAGGTTATTCTAGTATATATAGAGTTAAATTTAAACCTATGCCATACCATACAGGCGGAATGAAGCCGAAAGGCAAAAAGAAAAAGAAGAAAGGGGGCAAAAAATAATGGCAAAAGGATTTTTTGAAAAACTCAACGACATGAAAGGCGAAAAGCCAAAGCCTAAGAAGTCAAAACCTAAATCAGACAAAGAGTAATGGCTCGCAGACGCTTCCGAAAAGTTGCAAAGGACAAAAAGACGGGTGTTCCTAAAAAGTACCTTTCAGGGGCTAAGAATAAAGCTGCAAAGGCGGCAGAAATAAAAAGAACTTCTGAAGCCTACAAACGCGGCGAAACTTTAGATATTAAAGCTATTCAAAAATCAAGAGTTAATCAAGATGGCACCAAAAAGAAAACCACTAAGCGCCGCCGTAGAAAAAAATCTTAGAGAAAAGGCAAAAAAATCGCGCTTTACTTATGGACAGCTTGCCCGTGTTTATAGACGCGGCCAAGGTGCATATCTTTCAGGCGGTTCAAGAAATGTTTCGATGGCGGCTTGGGCGATGGGTCGCGTAAATAGTTTTATATCAGGTAAAGGCGGCGCAAGAAAAGCTGACGCCGACATACTAAGGAAAAAATAATGCCTTATTCAAAATATTCTGCAAAACAAAGAAGATTGGCCGCTGTTGCACCTCCACGAAGAAAAATAACTGGCGCTGATCTTGCTAAACTTAGAAAAAAGAAAAAGAAGAAAAAATGAAACTTACAACCCGTCAAAAAAATACATTAAAAAAACATCAGGAAACACATGGCCATACAAAGGCGCATATGGATTTTATGAAGCGTAAGATGCGCGAAGGAATGAGTTTTACCGATGCTCACAGGCTCGCAATGCGTAAGAAAGGCAAATGAGCATCAAAAGGGGTGGGCATACATTTGAACGCGTTGATAAGCCGATTAGAACGCCAAATCATCCAAGCGGCAAATCACACGCTGTTGTTATAAAAAAAGGCGATGGCTACAGGTTGATTCGTTTCGGGATGCAAGGCGCAAAAACAAAGCCGCCCAGAAAAGGAGAATCAGATGCAGATAAAGCAAAAAGAAAAAGTTTTAAAGCTAGACACGCAAAAAATATTGCTAAAGGTAAAACAAGCGCGGCTTATTGGGCTGACAAAGTTAAATGGTCTTGATAAGATAGAAAAAATTTAACCCTGCGGGTTTATGTCAGACGAACAAATTCAGGAGTCCGCGACTTCTGAACCCCAAACAAACGCGAGAGAACAAGAACTTCTAAACAGAATCGAAGCACTTGATCGAAAGAATAAGGAAATATTAGAAGAAAAACGAAAATTCAGTAAAGTTGAAAAAACGTTGCAAACTTTACCTGATGGCGTAGATGTTCAAGCTTTAATTGATTTTAAGAATAAAGCGGAGCAACAAAAACTTGAAGAACAAGGAAATTACAAAGAAGCAATCCAAAAAAGCGAAGAACAGTTCCGAGAGCGAAGCGCCGCCAAAGATAAAGAAATCGAAGAACTCAAAGCAAGGGTTCGAGAGTTGGAACTTATTTCCCCCGCCATACAAGCCTTGGCGGAAGTAACACACAACCCAAAACTTGTACACGATAACTTTTTAAAAGGCCGTATTGAACTTAAGGACGGAAAGCCTGTCGTTGTTGATGGTTATGAACGTCACAATGTTACAGAATGGGCAAAAAATTCTTTATCAAAAGATCATGCCTATTTGTTAAAAAATCAGCCTGCAACAGGTTCAGGAGCGCCCGTTGCTAGAACTGGCGGAACTCAAGTAAATACAGGCGAATTTGACCCTGAATTGATGCGCAGATTAGCAAACGGCGAACATACTGTTGAACATGAAATATTTAAAAAATACGGCAGGGAAGGTTGGCAACGCGCAAAAGAGCTTGCAAAGAATTACAAATAACAGAATTAGGGTTAATATATAAATAACTATTCAAAGCTGCGCTGAGAATGTTAGGGCTGCGCCCATACTGCTAAACAATTTTTATAGGAGTTATCTATGGCGGTTTTACGCTCAGATATTATAATTCCTGAAATTTTTACGCCATACGTTATCGAACAGACAACACAACGCGATGCTTTCTTGGCTAGCGGTGTGGTTCAGCCTATGGCGGAGCTTAATGCTACAGAAGGGGGAGACTTCGTGAAAGTACCTTTCTTTTCTGCAAACCTTTCAGGAGATTTTGAAGTTCTTTCCGATTCTTCATCATTAACAC